TTTTCATCCCATTTATTGGCTTCACCTATCCAGCCCATGCGCTCATGTAATTGTTTATCATATTTATTAGCGTCTTCTTTGTTTTTAAAGATTCCTAGGTGCTCACCGGTTTTTAAATAATGGTCTGTAGCTTGTTTTACTGATACTTCTTTTCCATTAATGATGGTAGGTAAAAGAACGGTTTTGCCATCGAATTCACGTGTTATAGTTTTAACGGTTTCATATTGACCTTTATCATTCCAAACTTTCGGCCTATTTTCCAAGTCAATATTGCCTTCGACTACAGGTCGGTTTATATCTGGTTTAGCTCTTAAGTAATTTAATAGCGATTTGTCGCGCAAGTAACCTTTAGCATTCGTTGTATCTATATCGGCTTCTGCATGATGCCATACGCTTTCGCTATACAACTCATCATAGGCAGGATGGCCATGTTTATCTGGGATTGCATTACCTGATGGATCAATCACTGTAATCCTGCCGCCTGGTGAGCTAACCATAATCGGTGGTGCTACGGAAAACATGGTTTCAATCTGTGCCGGTGTTTTATACTCTAGAAGTTTTTTCCTTACCTCATTAATGCCATGTGAGGCTAAAACTTGTTTTTGATTATCCTCAAGTGGAACGTTGTATGAATCCATTACATAATTGAATCCTGTAGAAACTTGGTAGGCTTTTTCCATATTGGTTTTAAATGTTTGCACATAATCATCGATATGTTTGAACTTGAAATCATTGTGGTCTGCTGCTTGCTGTTTAACATATCGCAAGAATTGGTCTGCCTTTGCCGATACTAATTGACCACCATTAGGCTGCTTATTTAAGTAAGTTGTAATGGTAGGAATTTGCGGAATTATATAGCCTAATAATTTCTGATCGGAAAATCCTTCTTTATCTTTTTCTAATTGCAGGAATTTTTCTTGATTGTCTTTCCTGCCAGGTTTTTCACCGAGAGCATCCACCTGCTGGGATCGCAATAAAGTTTCAAGAAATCCGGGATCGCCTTTCTCGCCCAGATTTCCAATTTCATAAACTGTCATTTGCTTTCGTGGGTTATCAGGAAAAGCATTCATTGCATACACACGATTTTTAGGACTTAGCATTTTTAAATTATTAATTGCCCCTACAATATCGCCATCTTTGTTAAATGAGTTAACAATTGGGTTTAATAATTGTAGTGGAATAGGCTGTCTTAAATGGTCTGGATAATGCATCCCAATGCCAATTGCTGCCGATTTACTAATTAAATTATTAAGATTATCAACAGTTCGAATATGTTTTTGCAATCCAACTTGTTCCTCACTTCCAAACATTACATCTTTGTCTATAGCTGATTGTGTCTGGGTATAATCTTGCCAAGCTCTTGCACCTTCCGGCATTCCTGCAATGAAATTTTGATAATGCCCTGGCTCTTCAGCATTAATAAAGAAATTATTTAACCTGTTCTTGTAACCTTCCTCTTTAGAACTTAGCTTTTCTTTTTTCTTCAAGGTGGCTAATTTATTTTTTAAAGACAACCATGACGTACCAGAATTGATATCACCTGTAGCACGTGCTGAACCTATGCCATAATTTAATGCTTTATCTAAATCAGTTAACTTTTTAATTCCAGATAAATCTCTTGGCGATACTCGCTCACCATTAGCAAATTTTGCCTGAATGTCATGAAGCGTTAATTGACCAAAATAGTGATCGGCATTCATTGCCGTGTCTTGAGAAATAGGCAAGTGCGCATTGCTCATCGGCACTTGTCCTGTATCAGTCGCATGAGCAGCACTCAAATCTGACGCATTTAACGTTCCTGATTTAATTCCATCAACTAATTCATGGGCTAATTCTAATTCTTTGGTAAGTTGTTTATGAATGTTTGCAGCTTCAACAGCCGTGATTATTCCACCTCTTACTTGACCAGCTAGCGATTCATATTGTGCATTAATCAATGCATCGGCTTTCTCTGGATCGATAAATAAGTCTTTTCTAATAGACTGTATCGTATCGCCGATAGAGGATAAGGCCGCATACTTTGCTTGTTCACGCGAAAGAGATATGGACTTTTCGGCAGCCGTTAAATTCAAACCACGAATAGTGCTTTGTGCCATTGAATCCAGGTTAAGTCTATCAGCCCTATTCAATGTGGCGAGACTTTTTATTTTATCTACTGAATCACTGGCATTTTTAGCAATCGTTTCTGCGTGCTCTGGGCTTCTATAAATTTCAATTTTACTTTGCGATTCGATATCTTGAATCATGCCATGCGTTTGAAGTAGGTGTGCTTTAGAGGCTTCATTTGCAAAATCACCAGACTTTGCAATTGCACGTTCAGCAATCCCCCCTAAAACTTTAGCAATATTTTCTGAACCGCGAGCAGTTGAATTAATTGGCGGTGGTTGTATGGTGGGATTAGAATCTGTTGCCTGTACAATTTCACTCGCCATTATAAATCCTCAACTTGTGGTAATTTTCCTGTACCACCTTTGGTTGGCCATTTATCAGCAACACCTGCAACACCAAATGCAAAATTTGCAGCATCACCAAATAATTGTGCGTGCAAAGTAGACTTTACATTTCTTCGCTCAATAGCTAAAGATTGCTGTCCTAAAGATTCTTCAGTTTTTAAATTACCTTCTTTTCGTGATCCGCTATTTATAGTTTCTCGCTGAATGGCATTAAAGCTTGGTGAATCAAATGCAACACCACGAGCAGCCATTTGGGCTGCCTGTTTACTTAATAACTTTTCAGTTATATCTAAATTCTGCATGTTTTTTTGTTGATATTGCAACGTTAACAGCTTTGATTGCTGATTAAGAGCAGATAAATTTGCTTGCTCTGCTTCTTTTTCAGCACTCATCTTGCCAATTGTTGCACCAGCTGCCACGGCTGCCATCGCAAATCCTGCTGTCTCTAAACCCATAATCAATGACCTCTTTATATGACTGCCATTTCTATTTGATACCCAATCGATAATATTTGTAAATCAAAAGGTGACGATTGTGTAATCACAATTGCCTGATCATCAAATCGAGAATATCCTGAAACTGGTGAGTAAATCGCTGTATCTGTCTTAGGCACCAATGGTAATCCTAATTGTATTTCATGGAAACTTTGATACTGTACCAAATCACCATTAATATAAAAATTAAGTGATTGATAATAATCCACATAGATACGACTGATTTGCTTTTCAAAGGATGAAGATGTTGCACTATAAAAGGGGTACATAGGCTTAATTTCAATATTATACAACAATCCTATTTGCACCATGGCTGTAATTTCTGTTGGATTAGGTATATCTATCTGTCCGTTTTGAACTAAATATTGCCCGAAGTCTTGATCTTGATATACAACTTGCACCACGTACCCATTTAATCGATCTAGTTGTGTTATCAATCCGGTTGAGTCCATCAAATGACTTTCAGCACTATCAATAAATACATCTGTCTCAAACCTTTCAATAGTAAATTGCTGTGTCAATTCATAATATTTCAAAATATAAACATGATTATCTACAGTACATATATCAATTAATTGAATATTATCCTGGAACTTCACAGGCGTTAAAGCTGCTAATTTAATCTCACTAGCAAACTGAAACGCTGTGATAGTGTCATCTCCATCATTCAAAAAGTAAATGAAGTTATCTTGAGAAACATCAGTACCACGTAACAATGCGCGACCATCTGGATTCTTCATTAAGTGTTGGCTTTGAGGGGCAATATTTGTGGACTGATAAGCAAGACCCACTCCAGTGAAATGAAAATTGATTGCGGCCTTACCTGTTTTTTGTACAAAGTAGGAATCATTTATATATGTTTGAGGCTTCAATATTTTTGATGATCCATATGAGGATTGTTGCCTGATAGAAAAGGTACCAGGCGTGAGTCCAATATCCTCATTTTGTGGACACGCGAATTCAAAGTTAGTAGTGTAAATCTCAAGCTGCTTGCCACCATTAAGCCATAGAATTGCGCCACTATTTGTTTGACCAATTGTGTATATAATTGCATCTGTTTCTTTTCCTGTTCCAACGTCAAAGGATATTGGTTGATTTAATTTCGATCCAAATACTGTATTTGGCAATAACGCAGTATTTCCAAACCATAATCTGTTTTGGAAATAAAGTACTTTTGCGGGATAACCTAATCCATAAGGATTGTCGAGTGTATTGACCCAAGCTGGCTGTTTAATAGAATACTGTGACCCTGATGTTGCATAATCTGTTGTTTGAAAGGGTATTTGTATTGTTGCGGTAAAAGTAACATCCGCACCTGCTGATACCTGAGACACTGCTGTAATAATCGCGTAGCCGAGTGGAGCTAATTCAGTGGCACCACCACCCACAATCTGGCCACCAATCCAAGCATCTGTATAGCGTGCTGTTGCTGGCAACGCTGAGAATGTTATAGTTAATACTGATGCAAGAACGCTCAATGTTACAGTGGCAGCATTATAATTTATTTTATTAAAGTCATAAGCAGGCAACGGGTAAATATCCAAATATTCGAATGCAAAATGAATTGGATCGTAACTATCAATAAATATTCGACCTGGTGGAAAATTAGGTGATGTTAGAATCAGTGTGTCATTGTCTTGCGTGTAATCAATATCAAATAAATCAGCTCCAGTATAATCCACTGGGATGGCTTGAACTAAATTAATAGTCTCATCATCATAAACAACTTGTTCCCCTCTATAGGTAACAACATATCTACCCTGATAGTCTATAACTGGAGTTTCTGAATTAGGTGTTGATAAGACATAAAAGAATTGATCACTACCAAGGACTATATAATGGCGACCATTTTTGTCAACGAACTCATACATAGTTGAATTAAAAATAGCATCACCCGTAGCATTATATCTAAAGGTTGTACCTTTTCGTTTACGTGCTAGACCGGTTGTTCCTACTTCTGCGTTTAAAAGGCTTTGGGCAGCGGTCAAATATTCCGCAATATCGGTACGTTTCCAGGTTATCTGATCGGCTTCACCCGCAGTAAAGGCGGTTTGCCTTACCATCTTACTCGACATAAATCACACCTTTAATATAAGTATACTTTAATTAAAACACCAGTTTAGTTTGAAAACACAAACTTTTAGCATTAAACAAAGGTTATACGGTCGAAATCATTGTAAGGTGTGGCAGATACACTCCTTTCCATGTCATCTTGTAAAATAGCCTTTGTTATCATCTTTTCATATTCTTTTTCAAGATAGGCTGCTAGTTGAATATTATTGGTGAGTGTTGGCGCAAGCTTTGCTGCTGCATATAAAACCAATGCTCTAGCAAATAATGGCTTATAAACTTCTGGTGCTGCTTGATTAACAATATAGTAATAACCAACCGGTTTTACTTGTGCCAATAAATAACCATCAGCAAATTCATAAATAGGCCATTGAGAACCCACAGCTTCCCATTTAAAAAATTTCCCAAAATCACCTGGCAATTGATAGGTATAGTTATAATCTGGTGAGAAATTGAAGGTTAATGGAGTATTATCTAAAACAAATTTAACTAAAAAAGTCCAATTATAAACTTCATATAATTCTGGTGCTAATTCAATAAGCTTTGCATTTGCCTGTTGCGCATCGGGGCTTTCATTAACTGAGGCGACCGCAAGCCGCCCCAATTCTGAAAGAGTTCGATTTACAAGCTGCAATTGCGTAGGCATTGCAGTTACGCCGTAGCAACAATGCGATAATAGATTTTACAAACGAAGGTAGAATCACCAGTTGTAAAATCAGCTGTAGCGCAACTTAGATATAGCCCTTTATTCACTGAAGTTGAGAATGGAGCTAAGACTGTTGATCCATTAAATCCGAAAGTAGTACTTGCTGCTGCAAAGAAATCCGCGGCTGCTTCAGTATTGGTTGCAGGAACACCAGCACCATGAACAGTTGAATCATATTGTGCAGCAACAACTCCACCGACTGCATAGTTTGCTGATACATAAGTCATTACCAGTTCCATGCGGTGAACCACGATCAACTTATTTGCGCCAGGTGCGGCAATCAGTAACTTAGGGGCAGAATACAATGCTTTAAACTGAGCAGCTGTAATTGCCACGGACGCTACTAACAATAAGTTGTCTACGTTATAACCGGAATCTGAACCTACACTACCATTAGTATCACCAGCAAGTAACAAACTGCCAGCTGTATAAGATGCTGGAGCACCATCAACAGATGCAACATAAGTTTTTGTATTGTCGGTGACATCTTTAGCAGCTGCTTGACCAATTGCAGTTAAAACACTTGCTATTGTCCAGTTAGGTGCCGAGTAACTTACCTTGAATTCTAGTAAAGTAGATGCCTCACCAGTATTCAAAGGGAATGTACTTGTATCTGAATAGTTGATATACAGCACATCATTAGGCTTAACGACACCAGCTTCACCTAGGTCATTCATATAGCCGGCCGTTGTAATTGTACCTAAACTATCAGAAGTACTCGCAATAAAGATACTTGGTGCGGTACTTATGTTTCCTTCACTTACTAGTGATAGGGTTTGGAAATTAGACATGAACCACTCCTTATGCGTTAGCCACGTATGGGTTAGCTGTCTCAATCAGCGCAATACCGTTGTATTGAATTACGTTGGCACCAGATGTTAGGACCGTTAACAATTCCCATCTATCATTTTGCGGCACCCAAGTGATGCTGGTTGAAACGTCACGGTTGAATATCTGAACCATTGAGTCCATATGTACTAAAGGAGTCAAATATGTATCAGTCCCCATAGAGCTTGTGAAAGGTATAGTGTTAATACCGTTAGCACCTAGTGTGCGAATATCTACACCTAAGTAACTAGACAATCTGTTATCAACTAATGGCCTTACATCGTTGTAAAATATATTTACAACACGATCATCATTCAACATTGATTGTTTTGTGATTGCTGGCAGCCATAAGGAACAAGCATTGTCCATTACATCAACACCCTGGTTTTCTAGGTAAGACAATGCTTGGGCTAATTTGCCTTCATTCATACCAGTGTTTACGCCCACCGCTGCATCAACGGTAAATATGGTACCGAAACCAGAAGAGGTATAGAGAGCATTAATCTTTATATAATCTACCATTCTAGCTGCGGCTAGAGCATGTAACTTTGCATGGTCAACTATTTTGTCGTAAGCGAAAAGAGTCTTTTCACCACCACCAATAACGGTTTTGAGTGCATAGTTATAAGGGATAATCATTACATTGGTTGCATCAACCGGTGTAATGGGAATATCTGTTGGTGCGTAGGTTTGGTTTTGCATTTCAACAATATCAGAAACAGGAACGTTGGTAGCTTCACCAGTTGTGCCATGTCTTTCTTCAATTGTATCTGCAAGAAATTG